TGCATTTATAGATATATATAGAAGTGTTAATGGAGCTACCGCTACAGGTATTGCACCAGTGGGGTCAGGTCAAACAGTTGGAGCAAACAATAATGAAGGATTTGTCGGTGCGGTTAGAGCAGATAGTAGTCGAGTACAATGTCCAACAAATATAGTTTATCTTGATTCTCCTAGTTACTCACTTGGTAATTCAATAGTCTATACATTATATGGTAGAAGTAACAACTCAGGTCAAACTATAGAAATACCGGCAACTGTTGAAGAAGACCCTTGGATTAATATGGCAACGGAGATAGCAGCATGATATATAGTAAACCAAACGCATTAAGTTCTTTAAAACCAAATACTCAATGGGCATGGATTGGTGATGAATATTCTGGTTTAACATGGCTAGATTCTGGAACAGCACCATCTGAATCTGAAATAAACGCTGACAAAATTAAATAATGCAGAATCAATGAGATTACTAAGAGAAGAAAGGGATAAAAAATTAGCAGCTTGTGATTGGAGAGCTAGTTCTGATTTAACACTTGCAGATAGTTGGAAAACTTATAGACAAGCACTGAGAGATTTACCTGCGTCTGCATCACCTAAACTAAATAGTAATGGAGATTTAGATATGACATCCGTTACTTTCCCAACGGAGCCTACATAATATGAGTTCTATAAAATTAACAGCTGATTCTGGAGGAGGAACATTTGAAATTAAGGCTCCAGCCTCTAGTTCAAATACCAGAGTATTAACTTTACCTGATGTAGCAGATACAACAGTGGCTACTGTAAATGGAATATCAATGTTTGATCAATATAGATTAACAACCTCATTTACTGGGACTAGTGAACCTATTTCTAGTAATATTGAAAGAGTTGATACAAACAGTCCAGCACTAATAGGTTCTGCAATGTCAGTGTCATCAGGAATATTTACTTTTCCTTCGACTGGTATGTATGAAGTATGTTTTTATCTTAAAGGTAGATTTAATGGAGATTCAAGATTTCATCTAGCTAATTTAATGGTAACAACTGATGGATCAAATTTTTCTGAAGCTGCAGCAGGAGCTAACAGCTATTACAATGGGGGAGCAAGTGTCCTTAGCTCTTGTGTAGCTAAAGTTTTCTTTGACGTAACAAATACAAGCACACATAAAGTTAGGTTTGATGTCCAAGTGAATAGTACTAATACAGAAACAGATGGACATTCAGATAGAAATTTTACTTATTTTACTTTCAAAAGAATTGGTGACACATAATGGACATTAACGGCAGACCAAATCATATAGAAGATTATCTTGTTACTGTTAGAACAGGGCAATGGTTCGGGTGGTCTAATTCTAAAAATAAAATTTATGCAAATTTAGTTGTGTATGATGGGGGTTCTAAGCCTACAGAAAAAGAATGTACTGATGGATTAACTGCAATCCAAACTTCATGGGATTTAGAACATGATAGTTATAGGACAAAAAGAAGAGAATCTTATGCCTCTCTAGGTGACCAGCTAGATATGTTATACAAAGATATTGTTGCAGGTAAACTAGATACAACGGGTACGTGGGCAACCCACATAAAAACAGTTAAGGACGCTAATCCAAAACCATGAGTACATTAAAAGTTGGAGGAATAAGAGGAGTATCAGCATCATCGGATGCGATAACAGTAGCTAATGATGGTACTTGTTCTGCCAATATTACTAATAATCTAAGTAATAGAAGAATAAATCATAATGGAGCTATGTTCGTTAATCAGAGAGGAAATGTTACCGGCATTACCGCAACTGGTTATAATGGACCAGACAGATTACGCACTACAATCTATGGTGGGACATTTTCATTTTCACGAGGTGATTCTGGTTCAACACTACCAGAATTTCCAAGATGTTTTAAAATAGATTGTACATCAGCAGCTTCCGCTCCTACTGGTACTCAAGAATGTAAAATAGGCTATGACATGGAAGGTGACGATGTTCAACAGATTATGTATGGAAGTAGCAGTGCTAAAAAAACTACTCTTACGTTTTATATAAGATCAAATAAAACAGAAACTTATACAGTATGGTATTACAGAACTAATGGTCAAAGAATGAATGCGGTAAATTTTAGTGTATCTTCTGCTAATACTTGGGAAAAGAAAACAATTACTATTGATGGAGATACTTCAGATCCTATAACTAATACTAACGATTCGGGAATAAAATTTGAGTTTGTATTAGCTAGTGGACCTGGCTTTAAGAGTGGAAGTGCATTAAATGGATCTTGGTCTGATCTTGTAAATGTAAATAGATATGTTGGTAATACGGGAAGCTTTGGACAAAGCACAGATGATGTTATTGAAATAACAGGAATTCAATTTGAAGTAGGCAGCGTGGCAACAGATTTTGAGCATAGATCATTTGGTGAGGAATTATTAAAGTGTCAACGATATTATCAAGAAGTGAGGGCTACTTCTATAACTGCTGCTAGTAGTAGTCTTACTAGATTTAATTGTCCATTAATGTGTGAAATGAGAGCAGAACCCTCTGTAGGAAAAGGTGGTAGTGGCAACATTAATGTTGGAGATATGGTTTCTCATGGTTCTAATACTAGTTCTACTCCAAGCAGTGATGGTTATAGTGGAGATAGACTTATGATGTCATGTTCAGTTGGTGGTTTTTCTGGTTTAACTCAATACAGACAATATTGCCATGAACTTAATTCTGATAAATTAGGTTTAATAGCTTGTGATGCGGAGCTTTAAATTATGGAAATTACTTACAAACGATTTAAAAATACCTATGGACAGGTAGTTGAAGCGGTTAACAAATATGAGGATGGTGTTCATGTTTGGTCTATTCCTTTTGACCCTGACAACCGTATGTATCAAGAGTACCTTGATTGGGTTGCAGAGGGAAATACAGCCGAAGCTGCTGATTAGACTGGTTAGTTAGTAAAAATAACAGTAGAATAAGTATATATAACATGAAAAATGTACAGCCAGAGGCCATCTAGATCGAGGAAAATACTTGTAGGTTCTTTAGGAATATTATTTGGACTGTCTCATCTTGCTTTGATACAGTCAACAGTCAATAAAAAAAGTAGTTTACCTCTAATAAATTTACCTGTAGGACCTTATACAAGTTACATAGCAAGTGTTACAGAGAAA